CAAGGATTTGTAATCCGTGATGTGCGAACGCATGTCTAGTCATGTCTAAACCAGCTACTGTTGAACCAGATGTTAAGTCACCAACCTCTGCTGACACATCTACGATGAAGTCAACTGTTAGTAAAGTTACGTCTACGCCTTGTAGCTCGTAGTTTTGATTTAAACTAAAGTTATTTTTTGTTGCCATTGTATATTTCTCCTTGTATTATACTATGTTACTATACTGCTGTATCTGACATATCTTCGTCATTAGATGTCGCAGAACTGATAGTTGCTGTAACGATATCCGGAGTTAAAGCATTAAGAGCTCTAATTGCCGCCTGGATAGCCGCTAGTGTAGTTGTTGAACTGATCGTGTCTAAAGCGTCTGCTCTCACCATGTAAGTCTGCTCAGTGTTTGAGTTTCCTAACGCACCTTTACCTAGGATGTTAACTCCTTGGTTCTGGATTGCTTCCATTGATAAGTTAAGACCTGCAGTCGCCGCCGCACTTGCGTGTTGGTGCGTGATTTCTGCCGCCATAGTGTTGATGTAATCAATAGTGATGAACTTAACTTCAACGCCGTCTGCCGAGTGTGCGGTATTGGGTGTTACAAAGTTAGCTGGACCACCTGCTGATAGTGTACCTGTGTATGCCATGATATATCCTCCTGTTTGTTATCTCTGATATTATAGCTTTGCTCCCGCTCAGGGAACATTTGTATCTATTTATGGTAAGGTTTGGTAAATTATGCTGTAATATTACGATTTGATCCAGATCTCATCGCTTTTAGTCCTTTTTACGAACTTGTAGCCAAGATCCTTCAGTATCCTAGCAGACTTAAATGCTATGTCGCTTCTCTTATCATATTTCATTTCAATATTGATCACTGGATTGTTTTTAGTCAGAGTTTCCCTTGCACCATTCAACAGCGGTACTTCATATCCGTCAACGTCTATCTTCACGAAGTCAACATTGGTCAGGTTGAAACTGTCTAGCGTCTTGCACTGTATGTCTCCGTCACCCTCACCTAGCATGGTCGAATTGAAATCCTGCTTTGCAGAATGGCTCCTGTCTGATAGACCATAGGGCCAAAGTACGACATTGTTTTCGTTGATGTTCTTGGTGAAACACTCTCGGAAGTTGGGATTTGGTTCAAAGCAGATTACACTTATAAATTTTCCTGCCAGCGGTCTTGTCCATTGTCCTATGTTGCTTCCTATGTCCAGGCACACTCGGTGCTTTTTCACATGATGCAATGCGGCATCTCTCTGTAGTCGTTGTCCGTTGCCGGCATCTTCTAGGAAAGTTGGTTTGTCGTGCGATGCATAAAGCACCCAGAAACTATTCTCCGTGGGCACCACACTCCTTGCAGGCACAGTCTGGGCAATCTCTACACTCGGCACATGATTGTCCACAGTGCTGTTCGCATTCGCATTTCTCACATATGTACTTTATCATCATCATAGTTCCTTGAATTTTTTGTGTATGTCGGTGTTGGGCAACTTGGACTGCAACATCTGTTTCAGTTTGACCAGTGTCCGTGATTTGACCTTTGAGTCTAGGTTGTGGTAGTCCGCCACTGCCCTCCTCAGATTTTTGTAGTTTGCATCTGTTATATTCAATGCCCTTTCCAACTGCGTGAGATATTTGAAGTGTTCGTCCCAACTCCTCAGGTATCTCCTTAGTTGCATCACAGGAACAGGTTGCCTCTGTCTCATAGCCTGGGCCTGGTTCTTGTTTTTCAATTTCTTTGTTATGTCTGGATCACCTGATACAATGGCCAACATGTTTGCCAGATCGTTGTTCATCATCCTGACCTGATCGAAAGTGCCCTTCGCCATCGTGTGGTCGGCGTATGATTTCACAAATGATTGCGTGCCCTTGAGCTGACTCATCAGTGCTAGTGCTAGGAAACTAAGATAGATTCTCTCCGTGACCTCAGGAAAAGTGTATCTCTGCAAGTCACTATGTCGTCTGATAACCTTGGCTTCAGCTACATACTTTAAAAAAGGTGTTAACATAAGGGTATTTATAGGACACATGAAGAAGATTTTTATTCTCACAGATCTGATGTTATCAGGTCAGCATCTGCAATTCGAGAACTTCATAAGGAGTGCGAACATCGAGGACATAGAGTTCACTTACGAAGCCGAGTACTGGAATCTGCACAACTACGACTGGGACAGTTATGATTCATTGTATTGCATAATAGATCAGAGAGAACAGTTCACAGAGAACAAGGAGTTCGTAACACAACTACACATTAGATTAGGTCTCCTCGAACAGAATGGATTCAAGTTCATACTGGCTTGCCCATGGGAGAGTGGGGATAACGTAAAGCACAGTAAATTCTACAAAGAACTGGAAAAGTACAAATACACCAAGTGGCACGGCGACACAACTTGGTTCTGGTATTGGATGAAGGACAAGCACAAAGACCACAAGTTGGAAGTTTCGCATGACCACCATGGCAGTTACTGGCACAAGGTACACGAGTTCTTGTACCTGAACAAGGCAACCAGAGAACACAGAACAAAATTATACAAACAATTATTACAGGAAAATATATTGGAGAACAGTATATACACCTTTGTTAACATGGAACCATCACGTAGGTTACCTAAGAAATATGAATTGCCTGGAATAGAGCCAGAACATTATCCACGTTGGGGCAAGGACCAGGACATATATGCACTGCCATACATCGACACAGTCTGTTCCATAGTGTCAGAGACCAATGATAATGACCATGATGTGTTCATGACAGAGAAGATATGGAAACCTATAATGGCCCAGCACGTTTTCATAGTGCATGGCAATTATCTATACCTACAAAAACTTAGGGAGATGGGTTTCAAAACATTTAATTCTTACTTCGATGAGGGCTATGATCTGGAAAGAGATCCCAACAAGCGGATAGACAAGATAGTTTCATTATGCAAGGAACTAAAGGATGACTCCACGGATCTCAAGCACGGACACAGGAAGTGGCAGGACATGTACCTGCAGACCAAGGCACTGCGACAGCATAATTATGATGTTTTCTGGAATGACAAGTTGTATGAACGTGCAGTTCAGAAGACTGTTTTAGAATTCTTGGGAATTTAACAATTTAGCGATACCAGGAAAGAGTTTTGTGTAATCAGTGCCACGTCTCCTGTCCAGTTCCTTGAGGTATACTTTTAACAATTTCTGTTGTAGTGGATCAGGCTCCGTGTTTGCACACTCTGTTCTTATACCTATTAAGTTGTTGAGCCATGCTTGTTTTATTGTGTCACCGTTGGTCTCGTAAACCTCTATGGCCTTGTCTATGCCTAGTGGTATTATGTCTTTGCCAAATATGGTAGGATTTAGATATGGCCTTCCTGCATCACCGGCCTTCATGCCACTCCAATAAACTTCTCTGACTTTTGACCACTTGTTTACTTGAACTATTAGATCAGGTAGGGTTGGTATTGTCAATGCCATCATAGCACTATTGACGCTGGCTGTTATCTTGGTCTTATTCAATATGAATTCCATGTTGTTGATATACTTTTTAAGGTCTAATCCGTTCCTAACATATTCCGCCTGTGGTCCCCAACAGTCAAGACTACCCACCACTTGTAGATTGTCTAATTTGCCTTGCTCCACTAACTTCCACATCCTCGCTAACCACTTCTGTACCCTTGCAGGATCAACAGTCAGATTAGAAAATACGACCAATGATAAGTTAGGATTAGATGTACGTTCTAGCAGTTCTACCATCCGTTCTGTTTCTTTTTGCAGGAAAGGCTCGCCACCCAGGATCATCACTTTGTTTAATTCGTGTATGTGTTCTTCTAGCCATGCGTAGAGTTTGTCTGTATCTTCTTTAATGTTTGGATTGATCTCTATCTTTCCAGGCAAGTGAACGTTTTTACCAGTTTTCATCTGGTCACCATAATCAAATTGTCCGTGAATCCTGTTCTCGTTGTCTATTGTTGAACTGAACTTACTATTGCAATACAAACATTTAAGATTACAAGTGTTTCCAAAGTATATCTCTAGCTGTGTGGGAGTTACATCGACTGCTCGAAGGTCGTTCGAAAGTTCTTTTGGTGCTGTGACTCCTTGCATGTTCAGGTGTGACATCCTATCTGAGTGTCCTCCGGAATCTTCTGTGCTCTTGCAGTGTTCACAACCACGTCCTGGCCACTCACCTTTCAGCATCTTGCTCCGGGCTTCCAGTTTACTCTTAATGTTGTGGAAGTTCATCTTGTTGTCCTTAAACTCATATGGATCGTGTGTGACCCTGTGGCAACTGGCAGTCGTGGCCATGGTGAGGAACACAGTGGAGTGATTCCATTTGAGTTGGCAAGGAATACCCTCCTTTATAGGAAAAGGTTTTGGTTTCATTAATATTAGTTATTGTTGAATTTATTGATGGCAGTAAGATTTCTACGTGAGAACCCCAACCTATCTACTAGTTTGACGGCATTGCCTGACTTGTCAACAGCAACGAATCCTTCTGGTTCTGTAACTTCCAGCCCACTATCGGTCTGCGAGAATGATCCTATGGCCATGGCCTGGTTCATCTTCTTGAGTACAAATGCTTTCATTGTCTGCACAGCCTTGTAGAAAGTAAGCATGGCCTGTAACGGCTTCTTGGCCCTGTTCAGAAACACAGGCATCTGTTTCATCTTGTCCTGTCTCAACTGTAAGGCCTTCTGTGCTTTGAGACCTGACATCTGCTGTTGCATTCTGTCTGTGTAAAACTTCCGGAACCCTAGCAAGAACTTATTAACATCTTTTGGTAGTTGTCCTTGTTTGACCATTGCGTTAATGTACATCTGGAACATTGGAATAAAATCTTGATTCTGTCCTAACACACTTGATAGGTCCCTCGGTACACCATTGAGCAGTGACTCTAGTTTCTCTACACCGTTGTAGAATTGTTTCGTCTCTGCATCTGTAAACTTGGCACTGCCTGACACATCTTTATAGGTGGCGTTGTCAAAGAACACATCTGGACTCTGTGCAAAGGCACTTACGTCTGCTCCACCTTGTGCGTTCATCGTTGCTAATGAATCACCTATGTAAGTTGTATGGAATATGATTCCTACTTTGGCCCTGTCTATCTGTTTGCCAAGATCGCCTCCCTCGGGTACTGCGTAGGTTATTGTGTTTGGTGTGAAGGTCAGGTTGGGCTTGCCGTCTATGTTTTTCCTTGTGATGTCCTCGTCCGTGTACAGCAGGTCTCCCTGCACCACACCCTGTATATTTAATTTCTTTAGATGCACTAGACACTTCAACAGTTTCTGTCCCAGCTCATCTGTTCCGTGATTGGCCGCTATGTCTTTCTTGGTGTAATTTATCTTGGCCGCCTTGGCGAAAACTGATTTAGTTCCAACGAAGAACTTACCATTGTCTGGATTGATGCCACACACCACAGCAGGTGCTCCGTCCCACTTGACTGACACACTCATTGCCTCTGAGCTCGTGCCTTTTAGCGTTAACAGTAGTCCCCTGAAGTATTCGACGACTGCCTTGCCACCCTCGTAGCCGTCGGTTATCACTATGTCCTCTATGTGTTCGAGGTGTGTCCGTTTAAACTCTGTCAGGACATCTTCTATTAACATGATTAGTCCTCTTTATATTCGCCGTCTTTGATTTTAAGTACGTTCTCTTTGACGTCTCTGTTCTCTTTGATACGTGCAACACCTTTTGAGAACTTGGATGCGTCCATGTTCTTGATCGCTGAATTAAATTTCTTTTCCAGTTTGAATGCTGTGTTCTGGTCAAAGTTTTCCCTGATGTAGGTGATCAATCGTATGGTCGACTCAAGTATGTGTGATGCTCTGCTCTCCACAACTTCTTCCTTGTCCCTCTTAAGGGGCATCGAGCTTAATTCTTCTAGTAAACTTTTGGTGTGCTTTTGCATTGTAGGTATTTACTCTTTATTGTAGCACAATTCTAGCATAAGTCTACTTCGTAACACAGGTTAACAGGTATTTCTCTAGGTGCGTGTACTGTTCTGGTGCATGATGTATGTTAAAATCTATGTTTTTATTGTCTTGTAGATTGCTCCACATATATTTGTTGCCACAGAATTTCCAAATGTCAATGATCCTGGGATTTTGAGATATCAAATCTATCTTGTTGAATCCTTTGTATGGTTTCCGGTATATGTTCAAGTGTTCCTTGTCAAAGTCGTTGCACATATCCCACATCAGATAGTTGATCTTTTGTTTTTCCAAGAAAGCACTAAACATTATGATCTCTGCGAACATCTTGTCCCAATAGGTCTTTATAGTGGGAATGACCTTATAGTATTGATCCACTAACTGCTTCACATCATCGATATTCGAGTCTTGCAGATTGAATTGTGTTGATAGGTAGTTTGATATTTGCAGTGGTACCCAACTGCCATCTATGTCGTCCTCGTCCTTGCTTAGAGCGAGTTCCCACCTATGACTAAAGGTTATAGGCACAATTACAAAATGTGGATTTCCGTTCTGTGCTATCCATTCTATTGTGCTCCTGCAGGTCCTCTGGAAACCAGTTGCCACCTTAGAAATGTTCACTGTCTCGTCACACCCTAGGTCTTTGACAAACTTGTCTGTTGGTGTCCAACACGCACCAAAACTGCAACCATTTAGTAGTAATGTATTCATTAAACTTTCCTATAAACGAAATACTTCCGTTGATTAGTGTCATCTTTTATGTCCAGCACTTTTAGGTTGAACATCTCCGCTAGTTCAATTATGAATGGCACGTTCCAACCAAAGAACTCGATCCACTTGGCCTCAGGCTTGTCGTGTTGAACTCCAGGGTTCACCCTGAAGAACATTGTACCGCCATGCTCTAACAGGTCAACACATCTTCCCATCTCTGCAATTATTTTATCCCTGCTACCAAAGTTCACAGATCCCAAGCACATGATCACATCAAACTTCTGATCGGTCCTGTATTCCAGTGTGCTGACTTGTAAGTCTGCTTTGTCATTGTAGGGATCAATACCTGTTAGATTGTCTATCTTACCTCTGAATTCATTATATCCACAACCAACGTCCAGCACGGCACGTGGCTTCAAGCTGTTGATCTCTTCTATCAGTGCCAGTCCAGAGTACTTCCATTTCTTCATGTCGTTCTGCCAATACTTGGAGAAATACTTGTGTAGGCAGGCGTTATCAATTGCTCCTACGTACTGCTCTAAGGTATCGCAACGATCCACTTCAACACCAAATGTTTCCAGTATGTAAGGCTGAGTTATTTTTGTGAGATCGTTTTGACTGTATCCTAAAAGATGTGCAAATATTTTTTTGTTCATGAACTAATAATATATTACAAGGCTGAGAAAGTCTATATCTTTTTCTTGATTGGCTTTGATAGTATGTCTCTGGTTTTGTCTGACATCACACCTGTGATTACCAACATGGGCCTAGGCTTGTTGCTGGAGTTGGCTGTTGAGTGTGGTAGGTTCTGCCAGTCAAACTTGTGTATGTCACCTGTCCGCCATCTGTCAAACTGTTCGTTGCCATACATTATAAATTGTCCTGGTTCCCAATCTTGCAACATTACCATGATGCGGACAACATTATTTGGGTCAGCATCTAGGTCATACAGTTTGTCTATGTGCATGTTCAACACTTCTCCCGTGAACTGTATGTGCAGTTTAGATTTTGTTGTAGTAAACGCAAAGAAGTCTGCCATTCTTTGCAGTGTTGGACATTTCGTGAAGTCCGCCAGTCCTCTGTATATGGTCATCTTGGGATCTGCACCTGCTGTCTTTAAATCATTTTCTTCTGCTTCTACATTGACGTTAACATTCTCTCTGCCTGTCCCTTCTCTACGGTTGCCCCAGTTGAGAGGCTTACCATGTTCCATGACTGCTTGTAGTTCTGTCTGCCACCCGCCTGTGAACTTGCCCAGGTGTTCGACACAGTCTGTGTCCTTGTGCCACTTGTTGAAGTGATAGTTGCTTCTTGCTTTTGCTTCTTCCCAATTACTTGTAGACATATACCTGTATTCCCTTCTGTGCGTAATTATGTATACGTCCTTTGTTGTTGGGGAAACTTATTTCTAACAGCCTGCAAAGGTCCACGTTGTCCTTTGGCTGTGTGATTCTGTCCTTGTTGTCCTTTATGAACTGCATTGTGTCCTTGTTCTCTGCCTGTATGTGTTCCCACATCTTGTCTAGGTTCTCGAAGTGCTGGTAGTTAGGGTACGTGATGTTGAACTCTCCACACAGTTTCCACCATTCCAGACACTCGTAGTCGTTCCTGTACACCATTACTATAGGATGTCCTGATAGTTTCAGCACTTCAAGTTGATGTGCGAATGTGTGTGCTTTCACTATCCTCTTGCCTTTGCCGGAGAATGGTTTGTCCCATTCGTCTACATTAAACTCCATGCCCGGATCCCAGTAGGCTCCAATGTGCATTAGGTGACTGCGTCCAGGGGTATCGGCATCGTGGCGATATGTTCTAGCCTCGGAGTAATCGGTGTGATCAACGTCATCACTCCAGTAGATGTTTTTAACAACACTACTCCATTTCGATCCCGGTGCCCCTGTAAACAGTATGTACATTATTTCGTTAGCTCTTCTTTGTACACAGCATTGTAACCCAACTGATTCTTTCCAAAGTCAGTAAGTGTTTTCAATGCACCTGGTGTGATGAATGACTTCAGTGTTCTAACTGCGGCATCACCTTCTGCACCTGTTCTCCATTCGTACTGTCCCACTTTCTTTTCGATAGCGGCAACTGACGCTGGGTCTTTGATCATCTTGTCTAAAGCGGCAACAAGTTTCGCTCTGTTTGGATTGCCTTTGTTCACCCAGAATGCTTTCTGTAATGCATCTCTCCAACTCTTAACAAGTTTGTATGCATCGTAGAAGTCACCACTTGGTGCAACACCGTACGTAGATTCAAAAAGTGCTTCAAACGTTGGCTCTGTGAAGTTAGGATCCTTGTCGTGGTTTCCTGTTTTAACATTCAGTAGTCCATGATGGAACCATGTATATGCGTCACCCTTCTTGATAACTGGCATCACGTGTTTCTTGTAAGCGGCAGGGTTTTCCCTGGTTGCGTTCAAGTCGCCTCTGATGAATGCTAGTCTTCTCTCTGAACCTTTCATGCCTTTTACCCAAACGATCTTGTCTTCGAATGTTTTGATTGGATCACCATTAGGTCCTGTAAGCAACATGACAATTGCCATGATCTCTGGAGTCATTCCAGATCCCGATGGAAACTGTATAGGTCCGTTCTTGGTATCAGCTTTGTCTCTTGCACCAACAATGATGTTCAAGTTCATCTGTCCAATAGATTCCCAATCCATGTAGTTGTAGTCCACAGGCTCAACAAGATATGATATACCGTTACCACCATGTGATACTAATATAGTCTTGTCATCGAACCTCAGTTTGTTTTGGAACTCATTTGGTCCTAGTTGATCTCTAGCACCCGGCTTGTAGATCAAGTTGATCTTTTCACCTAGGTGTTTCTCCCATTCCTGTACAACTATCTGTGACCACACAGATGTTCCACCAGATGGTTTTTGTGGTACTATTAAATTGTAGTCCGCCATAGCTGTTGTTGTCATTAGAAACAAAGCTATTATTGTTTTCTTAAGCATAGTCTAGTTTACTCCGTTTTGTTAATCCCCAATACAGTAAAAGTATAACACAGATCATTATACAAATAAAGATCGGTCTTGTTATCAAGTCGTTCACTGTGTGGAGGGATGTTAATTGATAAGTGAGGCTATAAATCCTGTCACTTAATAGATATCCAATGAGCAGTGCTGGCCTGCTCACGTGGAATTTTTTACATAGCAATCCAAATATAGAGAATGCTAATAGTACTGCAAGGTCTTCCCATCCGCCTGAGTACTGTAAGGTTGCCCATACAATCACAGCAAGTATGAAAGGAAAGTAATACACATATGGTACTCGTGTAACCCATCCTGCAAAATATGCCAGCCCATAACAGATGACAGCAGTTATGATTGTGCCTAGCAAGAATGCGTAGGTCATACTGTTGAATAATTGTTTGTCTTCGAACGTGTCTGGGGATCCTAGATCAATGCCTAGGTACAAGAATAGTCCCATCAGTATCGCGGCAAATGATGCACCCGGGATACCAAACAGCACCGTTGGAATAAATGAAGCGGCCTTCTGTGCGTTGTTGGCCCCTTCCGCTCCCACCACTCCTCTGACGTTTCCTGTCCCAAATTTCTCATTGGGATTGGATGCAACCGTGGCTCCATACGCCAACCAGTCTGCCATTGCACCACCCAGTCCAGGTAGTAGTCCTATGAATGATCCTATCATTCCTCCCCTGATGCTGTCCTTCCAACATCTGACTGTGTCCCTAACACCTTGTTTTAAATCTTGCCAACTGCCATGCTCTGCTTTGATTGTGGCAGTCTGTTTCCTTTCAAACCAGCCCTTCCACAGTTCTGGTATTGCGAATAGTCCTGCAACATAAGGCAGTATCTGTACACCGTCTTCGAGATATCTCCATCCCATTGTGAAACGAGGCACGTTGTTTACATCAACACCCACCAGTCCTATAGTCACTCCCAACACTATCGCCAATGCACTTCTAACATATCTTCTAGTGGATACGAAACCCACAGTGACAAATGCCAACAGCACCAATGCCCACAGTTCTGGTATGCCCATGTACATGACAACTTTTGTGTAGTAGGGCAAGAACAAGAATGTCAATGATCCAAAGAACAATCCGTTTGCTGTGCTTGATGTTATTGCGGCTGATAAGGCTCTCGTTGCCTCACCGTTCTTGGCCATGGGGAATCCGTCGACCATTGTTGCGGCCGCAGAGTTGGCTCCAGGTATGCCTAGTAGCACACCACTGAACGAATCACCGGTTGTTGATGAGGCGACAACTGCAACACAAAAGATTACACCAAGGTAGGGGTCTCCTACAAAGTATGGCATGATTCCAAATAGTGTTATTAAACCTGTTGTTGCACCTGCGGCTGGTATTAGGCCAATGATTAAGCCGTAAACAATACCCGCCAATAGTATAGCAAATTCCATATTATCAATGTTTGGGTTTGTGTTGTGAACTTCACTGGGAGCGTTACAACAAATTATGTGTTTGTAATTATGACAACGATTGTTCTGTGTACAACTTCTTGATTCCTGTCCTGGGATTTTTACCTAAAAGTTTATAGATTTCGCTTGTGTCTTGGGGGAGCCTATCAATTGGGATCAAAATGTTTAAATCATGTTTGAACATAAGGAAATGTAGCAAGACTGCCTCTTTCAGAACATCCATCTTGTAACCACTCATATCAATTTTTTTATTTGCAACAATGCAATCAACCAAGTTTTCAATGTCATTGCAGAAGTCCAAGTAATGAATTAAATCCGCACTCCATTGCTCATGCACACTGTTCCAGTGTTCAACACGGTCCTCAATGATCTGTAGATTTAGAAAGGTCATGACGTCTCTTACAACGGTCTGCCCGTCAGTGAGTAAATTATAAAAATCGTGTGTCTGTGATTTATTTCCTAAATTTATTAATTTATGGTGTTCCCAGAACTCGTACGGTCTTAGACGGAACGCTATTCCCTCACGTATGTCATGGAACGTCTCCAGTTTGTCCGCATAGATCCCAGGATCATTGAAAAAATCTGGCCAGTAGTGTTCACAGTGTTTCTTCACTGTTCCGATGTCGTTTTGCCAATTAGATTTCTCAGTATGAAATCTTAGGAACCCTATCATGTGTTGAAGTTCTTTGCAGGTGATGTTAATTGTTTTTACTTCGCGGGCTACCATTGACTTTTGGTATTCTCTGTTATGATTGTGGTACTCCTCCAACGATTTAACAAGAGGATGATACTTGATGTGATTTAGATTGTCAGCAGACTCCAAATGGCTAGCAATTTTACCATGACTATCATCTATGGAGAACGATTCATTGGCAGAAAACATATGGGCGGTTGTATCTTTCAACGGGTATTTTGGAATCTCCATTGTCCTATCGTTAAGGAAATGAGTATATTCGTCGTTTTTACTGAGATAGTGTACCGACCATATTAGAAAATGGGTGCCTAGATTGAACTGATCGCATGTGACCGTGAATATCATTTTGGAACTTTATTTTTTGTACAAGTAATTATTTTACAACATATATACTTTTAATGAAACTGAGTCGGCAACAGCAACATCGAATGTACTCACATCACGATCATGACATAGACAGTTTGGATGAGGACTTTTGGCCTATCATTGGCATACTGCTTTCTATACTAGGTGCGTGGACAGGAATCATACATCTCATAGATTGGCTGACGTTGGATGCCATCCCATGGTGGGTGGAACCATTCACTATCACTCCTGGTATATTCCTGCTGTTAATGAAAGAACACTACGACTCACTGAATCCATTGCATTGGTGGCCCATGTTTTGGGGTTACGAGGCAAAACTACCGGACGAGGACAGGATAACCATAAGACCCCTAGACACGGAACGTATCATGCAACAGCATGGTGGTAGGTTGAATGTGTTCATATTGGACTACGAACACATCAAGTTCCGTAGGAAGAAGGATGCCGTAATATTTGGATTGACCAATCTTACTTTCTAAATTGCATGGAAGAACAACAACGGATGGCCTCTGTGCTTGTTCAGTTTTTGTTGTAATACTTCATGAGCTGGATGAGATGGATCGAATATGTTGTGTGCATTGAAGTTGCTCATCGAACCCCAGTCTTCTATGGGCATAACGTTACCATTAAAATTGTATTTTTCAAGAAGAGCAACGAAGTTGTCCAGACTTTCCACGTTGTCCCTCTGTAGGACAAACTTTAAGGTGACAGCACAATCAACATTTTCTTTTACGTAATCCAGATTATCCAGTAGTGAATTCCATTTGCCTCCGACTCTGACTTTCTCATAGGTCTCCCTATCACCTGCATCGATTGATATGTCTAGGTACTTGACGTTTTCCTTGCTCTTCATCTTGGGCATCAGCTTCCTCAGTAGGAGGCCGTTGGTTAATAATCTCAAACGGATGTTATCTTTTGGTTCCATGTCCAACAGAAGTGGCCTGTATATCAACGAAGCGAATGGGTCACCATTGCCGCACATCATTATTTCAATAGGTTTTTCGAACTTGTTGATCAGATCTACTAGGTGATTAGCTATGCTCTCCCTGGATGAGAACTCATCGCCACTTGTCCTGTATATCTTTGATTTCCTACAACTAGGGCAGGCGAGGTTGCAACTCTCATCTACATTGACGGATATGTAATGTCTGTCCATGATACGATCATGCTTCTTCACACCACATTTGTCCACAGAACACCACGTGAACTTCTTCTCGTCAACATCCTTTTGTATTTCTCGAGCAATACTATTGTTCCATATTTGATCCAGGCTGTTGATGTCTTTTACATTGCACACGCTGATCGGCAACCATCCATCACAGGAACATACCATACAGTTGCCCTTTACATCAATGCTGGCCGACTTGAGTGGGTAGTTGCAGGTGTTGGTTATTCCTATCTTGGCAGTCCCTCTGCCACTCCTATTGTATTTTTGTAACTTATAGGGAGGTACGTGTTCTAACATACCCATATTTATTGGCTATTTGCGACCAGATTTGAATACTGTTCCGTACTTGCTCTCGTAAAGTTTTAACTTGTCTGACAGCTCGTTGACTATCTGCCTGTACTCTGCAATCTGCACTTCGTGGTTGCCCTGCTGGGCCAACAACATTCTAATTTGATTGTCCTTCTCTTCAATGGCTACAACTAGGGCCTTGATTTGGTCAGTGTTTTTCATTACTTGCCCTGCCTGTTGTATGCCTTGAAAGATCTCTTCTTGCTCTTGTTCATAGAGGATGTCTTGATCCTTTTATGAGCATTGCCTTGCGAAGTTTTCTTCTTGGCTGGTTTAGTGTATCCGCTTGAGTTGTTTAACATAATTTTATATTATAGTAGACAGTTTTATTAGTCAAGTATATAATGTAAATATTATTATGATCAAATATCAATTGAAATGCAGATGCAAACATGAGTTTGAGGGTTGGTTTCCAGACAGTAAGCAATACATCAAACAGAAGAACAAAGGCATGATAAACTGTCCCATGTGCGATAGCACAGCGGTAGACAAGGCAGTCATGGCACCTAATGTTAAGAAAGCAAAGAAAGAGCAAATACCAGAAGATTACATGGTAATGGGCGAGAGTGCTGAACAGATACTAAGAAGATTGAACAAGAAGATTAAGAAAGACTTCCAGGATGTTGGTAAGAACTTTGCCAAAGAGGCCAGGAAAGCACACAAAGGTAAACGAGATCAGAAGTTCTACGGCAAACCCACCAAGGAAGAGACCAACAAACTGTTGGACGAGGGTATAGATCTATTTGCAGTGCCAGACTACAAAGACAATTAGTCGCATAAAAGTTGATCTTTAAGTGCCGGTTGACGCAATACACTTTCTAGTATATAATTGTAAACATGGAACGTAGGATAACAGAGATTGAAACTCCAGAGTTACGTAACCATATAACAACAATAGGAAAAGGACACAATATGCTAAAAGGTATGTTTAATACACTTTTTCCATCTACTAAGAAGGAAACAAAAACCATGGCAAACTCAACACAATACGTTGTATACACAAGAAACTTCAAATCAAGAGCGAAGCAAATTGGTGTATTTGCGGAGCCGGCTTCAACTTACAAAGTGAATGGTGAAGTACACGGTGGTAAAATCAAGTTCAAAAACCTAGCAGTGAAATCAACTGCAAGAAAGACAGCAACTAACAAGTTGTTATCAAAAGGTTTGGACTTTACAGTAGAAGTACTAGGTGTTGCACCTAAGAACTCTGCGTTGACTATGAAGTCAAACATCATTTCTTTATTAAAGAAATCAGGAAGAAAAGTAATTAATTACTCTGCGTAATTAAATTAATTCTAAAGGGGCGGTAGGAAACTATTGCCCCTTTTTTGTGACTGTACTTTTGGTATTATGATATAGTAGAGTAAACAGCACCCGCTTCTGATGACCAACCCGATGCATTCATGGCCACGGCCATGTTTGATTCTTTGGTATCATTTTCATGATAGCAATCTAGTATCAAGTTGTTTGCATCTAATGTGTAATTTATACTTGAACAGTTTGTTTCAATGGCATTTGCAAGATCACTTGAAATTATTGCTGTCTTGGCCGCGTCTACATCTGAGAAAGTTTTTCTATTAAAAACACTTGACATGTCATTGGCCGTCAGTGCATCTGATCCATCTGTTTCTGGTAAGATATCTGGGTATTTGTTAGCAATAAAGTACTGACTACACTCCCGTCTGTCTTTAATACCTGTGTTCGGCAATGCATATGTGATGTCGTAAACTTCTATTTGGTACTTTACGTTTGTTGACAAACTCATTATATTATTTTATTTAAAACAAATACCTGCAAAGATGACTGATAAACTATCAGTTCTGCATGATTAAGTTAATGTTGAGTAAACAGCACCTGCTTCTGATGACCAACCCGATGCATCCATAGCCGCGGCCATGTTTGATTCTTTGGTGCTATCTGCGTGGTAGCAATCTAGTATCAAGTTGTTTGATACCAGCGTGTAATTTATGCTTGAACAGTTTTCCGCAATTGCCGTTGCGAGATCACTTGATATTATGGCTGTTTTGGCCGCGTTCACATCTCCGAAGGTTTTCTTGTTGAACACCGCTGACAAGTCTTCGGCTGTAAGTGAATTTGTTCCCGATGGTAATGGGTCTGGGTATTTGTTAGCAATAAAGTAATCACTACAATTTGCGTCAGTTAATGCAATGTCATTACCTGTATCGTCGTCTCTTCCCACAACTCCGCCAGTGCCTAATACTCCTGATGATTCTTTGTATCCGGAAGCCGCTGTTACATTATAAACTTCTATTTTGTATTTTACTCTACTAGCCATTGTGTTGTTTCTCCTAAAACTTAATTATATTTACCATAATAAACGACATTATTTGCTTTTGGGTATGATCTCCAGGGGTCAAACACAATAGTCTTCTCATCTGTGGTGAATTCATCTGACTCATGCACTCTAACTATCACTTCCACGGGAGTATCTATACCATTGGCTAGTTGTCCGCCATGCTTTTTCACATAGTATTGCACCAACAGACTATAACTGCCGTCCACTAGTGTTGTTCCTGGCTTGTAGCTGTCCGATGAGAACCATATGTTTTTGCCGTGTGTTAGTATTGCTTTGGCCATTGTCTCTGCTTGTTGTTCACGTGCAGTCATAATACTTTCAAACATATCGTAACCCAGGTCCAGTTCCTTTGCCAACCAACGCAGTGCGATGTTGTCTCTGGGGTGACATGCTCCTCCATCTCCCATGCCTGCCTTCATGTACGCCGGACTAACTATCCTCTGTGTGCTGTTTGCCAGAGCCTGTGTAACTCTGTCCACATCCATGTGACCCAGTTTGTGTGCAACATCTTGTATCATGTTGACTAATGCTATCTTGTTGCTGATGAACGTGTTATAAAATATCTTCATTGATTCAATTTCTTCAAATGTTCCAAACTCTATGCGTGGGAAGTTGTCACACACTTGATTGTAAAAATTTTCCAATAGTTCAGATCTGATCTTACAATTCATTCCATCCATTCCGTTTTTGGAACCTATCATTATCATCTCAGGATTAATCATGTCGCTGGCCACAGTGCCCATGGCAATCAGATAAGGGTTGTACATCAGTTTCGTGTTGGTGATCAAAGGTTGTAGTTCTCTCCTGTTAGTGCCTGGCAACACAGTAGATATCAACACAAGGGTTTGATTTTTGTCCATGTGTTTGTCACACACACTTAATACTTTTTTTACTGCATCGTAGTTGAAATCCATCACAGGCAAGTGACTGGTGGGCTTACTGCCATCGTAGCCGTCCACATGTGGTGTGGGTGTGGCAACGAACACTATATCTCTGTCCTGTACCAATTCCTTGATGCTGTCTTTAATCGTGATGTGTTCACTGGTCTTGTGCTCTGTGTCGTAGCCTGTAACATCAAAACCTTTCTGTGATATGGCCTCTGCACATGGCATGCCAAGTTTGCCCAGGCCTATGAAACCTATCTTGGTTCCATAAATGATCTTCTTACCAAAGAATGATTCTAGCATATGTTCTTAGTTATGGCTCGCTATTGGCTCGCTATTAGCTCTTTGATTTACGAGATTATTTTGAATAGTCTGGCAGTGGTCCGCCGTACTTGTTGCCTTTGATTCTCTTACCAGACACCTTCATGGTCTTGCCGGCAACTTTCTCACTACGTTTACCAGTCCTCTTCATCTTGCCCTGCGATTTACAACTGCTGACCCAACTCGCAGGCAGGCTGGACATTGGCTTCGAACAGGCTCCTTTGGGTGCTGGTCCTATGTTCTCGTCTGTGTTGTATATCTCGAATATCTTCATTGCATGTTTATTTAACACATCTGTCCAGGTCAAGTTGATCTTGTGCAGAGTGTAGCACCAGTAACAATTTGTTATCAGTTCAGTTGTTTAAGCATCAGTATAAGCATCAGTATAAGCATCAGTAAGGTTTAGTTGTGTTAGGTGTTAGGTCTATAAATACTGATATGAAGATCACAGAAGTAATCCTAGCGTCAAAAGAATCCAAAGATACAGGATCTAGTGGCACAATATCTAGTGTCATCCTAGGCGATCAAACACAAGATATAGTGCCACAAGATATAGTACCAGAAAATGATTTGGCACTAGAGGTTGACAGCATCGAGGAACGACCCGACCATTCAGCCATCGCGGAAGGCGTGAGCCAAATCCTGAGGCGTACCAAAGGCAAAGCACCCAAGCAAGGATTTAGGTGCTCGTCCGGACCTAGGAAAGGTCGTATCGTAGCCAAACCAAGTACCTGTTTCATGAAGACTGATCCACAGAAGTCAGCGAAGATCAGGAAGAAGCGTCAGGCCAAGGCCGGCATAGCAGGCAAGAAACTTGCCATGACCAAGAGGTCCGGTGCAGGATCAAAAAGGCTACAAGGTGTCCAAATTAAAAAAGCCAAAGGCAAGGGCAAGTCATTCAGACCTAGAATGAAAGGCCGTTCTCCGATAAAATCTAAAATTGTAAAATAAGAACTAGTCTTCTAGTTCGATACCATCGGCCTTCAAGGCCTGCTCCACGACATCTCTGGGCGAATAGGTCCAAACTGTGAATGAGGTCTGATTCATCTCGTCTCCATCTACTACTCCCTCTATGCCCTGTCGCCTTAGGGAAGAATTGATATCTGGTACGATGCTTCTGTCTATGTCGTTATCTGCGTCACCTAGGTCCGCTACTTGGAAATGGTGTTTATGGGTTTCATGTTTTACCATTTTCTTAAGGAAATGGTGTTTGTGGGTTTCATTTATTGTCATATCTCCTCTTAATTGATTGTTGGTGCATCAAAAGGTTCAATGGTATCACTACTGTTGGCAATGACTGCCACCATTGATTTGAATCCTTCGTCTGTTAGGTTGCTTTTATACAATCTCAAGGCCTGTGCCATCATCGTGCCTGCGATCATCTGGTTGTTATACTTTGCCTGCAGGTGTATCACGGTCTTGAATAACTCCTGGTAGCAATCGTTCAGTTCTTTTGTTTCGTTTGTTTCTTTGTCTTTACTCATTTTCCTGCCTCCTCTATTGCTTTTTTTAATATTTGGTTGGCCTCCTCATTAAAGGATGCCTTCCATTCGTCCTTCTCTGTCTTCTCGGCTATCTTCTTGCCTGCTTGAATGCCTTTAAATATGATTGATGCTGGGTCTACAGACTTGTCACCTCCGCCTGCTAGGGTAAGGAATATTCCAAATATAGTTTCCAATATCATGACATTATCCACGGTCCGAACAGGATCAGTATCAACATGATGGGCACCACAATGGTCATGGGCCAAAAGTTCAACAACTCAATCCAGTCCTTCTTGGTTAATTTGTATTTCTTTTTCATATAAGTTTTACCAATATAATTATCTGAAGACATAGTATCGCAACAGGAATGATAGTTCTAATCAACTCCATTGTGTGATTGTATTCATCTAGTTTTCTTTCTAATCTGTTTCTTTTCTTTTTCATTAAGCAACCTCCACCGGTGATATTTCTAACGCCTCTTTGGCTGGTTCCCAGTCAATACCGTTGTCCGAATATTGCCATGTACCTTTCATGAATAAAAACAAGTGGCCAACATCTTTTCTCATGTCTTCCTTGTTCCATGATAAGTTTGATTCAATAACATCTCCAAAGCCATCAACATAACAGTAATCGTCTTTCTTGAAGCTTGGAACCAATGTTGGTGATTCAACAACCTGAATGGCATCTTCTTTAGTTGGAAATTTTTCTAGTAAGACTCCTGCCATCACTTCTGGAGTGGTGTTCCATCCACATTCCACGGCACTCACATTCTGACCTCCGTCGATGTATCCTACCATAATTTTGTCTTTATTGTCGTAATTTATTTTGTTATACATATTTCAACTCCTTTGTTATGCTTCATAATAGCATGGAACAGGATACCGTCAACCTGGTGATATTATATAATATAAAGCCGACGGCATTTAGTGCCACTTGCCAAGACCAACTACTAGATATAGTCTATGATTTAAAACACTCCATTCTATGCGACTTCTGTGGGAGGTTGACGGTATTACCATCCATGCTATACTGAATATACAACCAATTAACAAATAGGAGTTGAACAAATGAAAATAGACATACACGAACAGATCTTTAAAATGACTGGTGACGAACTAGAATCAATTATGGCATCTGTAAAATTGAGAAGAAATCAATTACACTTCGCATCTGCCCACTCTTTGAGAGTAGGACAGAGAGTGTCGTTCAAAGGCAGAGGTGGTATCACGGAAAAAGGTACTGTTGAAAAAATTAAGATCAAATATGTTCTAGTAAGAACTGACAGAGATCAGAGATGGAACGTACCAGGATCACACCTAACTCAAATCAAGGAGGCAGTTAATGCCT